GCGCAGGGGAGACCCCGCCGCCTTGCCTGCCCCGGGTGTCAAAAACCACGGGAAGGACAGCGGGGAAAAGGAGGGCGGTTCCGATATCCGCGCGGCCCTGCCTCGTGGCCTGCGCGGGTACCCACACTCGGATGCCCTTCACCCTATATATGTCTTCAGAAACGCATTCCTGACATGTTTTTTCAAAAAATTTCAAAAAATTTTTAGACAGATGCGCGATAAATATCATTACAAAGCATACGTCGCATTCCGAATGCGGGAAAACTGCACGGAATGCAGAAGCGACAATTCTGGGAGTCCTATTCAATATCCGATATGGCCTCGGCCTGTATCCGGACGATCCTATCCTCCGTTGCCGCAAAAGGCAGCTTCAGCATGGTAAGCAGCAGTTCTCCTTTGCCGTCAAAGGTGTAAATGTTCTCTTTTTCAAAGTAGACCTGAACACCTTTTTCCTTGAGTTTTCGAATCGTGACCAGGCTGTCGACCGTATTTCTGGCGAATCGACTAACTGACTTTGTGACGATAAGGTCGATTTTTCCCGCAAGGGCATCCTCTATCATCTCGTTAAAGCCTGCACGGCGTTTGGTATTTGTCCCGGAAATGCCTTCATCGGTATAGACCTTTACAAAAGTCCATTCTGGGTTTCGCTGGATGTACTGTGTGTAGTAGTCGATTTGAGCTTCGTAGCTGGTAAACTGCTCATCGCTGTCCGTGGACACACGGGCGTAGGCGGCAACTCGTAGTTTGTAAAGCTGTGTGTTGGTTAGATGGGTCATAGGGGTGATGGACGGTGGTATCACCGTAACCGTCCGAGCCGCAGTGTTCATGATTTTTGCCTCCTTCTGGCCAGCGACTGTTGCCGAGCCTTTTCTTTCATTTCCGGTGTCCAGCTTTCAGCCCTGGAACGGTCTGCCCAGGTTCGTGTGACCACTGTGCCGCCAAAAAAATGAAAGTGCAATGTGTTGCCGTCATCAGCGATAATTTTTTCAATGCTGCAAGGGTCATCTGTGACCTGCCGCACCAATTCGTCAAGGGTGGCTTCCGGTATCTGCTTGGAAGCGCAGTACTTTTTCCCTTTGGTGTTGAGCGTGGCGCAAATCCAAACGATCCGTGCTGCCGTCGTTTTTCTGCGGAAGTTCTTCCCACATTTTACACACTGAATTCGACCAGTATAAAAGAAGGATGGCTGTGCGGGAGGTTTTGAACAGTGCCTCTCGGCTCTCCGAATAATCTCTTCCTGCGCTGCCTTCCACTCAGCCAAAGGAATTATGGCCTCATGAGTTCCTACGGCATGGTACATTGCCTTTTGGCCAACATTGGGGACCATTTTCTTTGTGATGTGGCTTTCACAGAAGAACCTTTGCAAGAGCAGATTACCTGTGTAAGCGTAATTCCGCAGAATTTTAGCTATCGTCTGTGGATGCCATTCCTCACCATACCTAGTGGGCTGAATCCCCTCCTCGTTCAGTCTTGCTGCAATGCGGTTTCGCCCCATGCCGTCGAGAAATTCCCGGTAAATGCGGCGCACAAGCTCGGCCTCCTCCGGAATGATACAGTATTTTCCCTCCTGCATTCGGTAGCCAAGCATCCGGCCGTTCCAAGGAATACCCGCTTCAAAGTTTCTTTTAACACGCCATTTCTGGTTCTCACTGACAGAGCGGCTTTCTTCCTGGGCATAGGAAGCCAGAATGGTGAGCATCAATTCACCGTCCGCACTCATGGTGCGGATATTCTGCTCTTCGAAGAACACATCGATGCCCAGGTTCTTCAGCTCCCGGACGGTTTCCAAAAGCGTGACGGTGTTGCGGGCAAAGCGTGAAATGCTTTTTGTAATGACCATATCAATTTTTCCTGCACGGCAGTCCGTCAGCATCTGCTGAAAGCCTTCCCGATCGCTCTTTGTACCGGTCAGTGCTTCGTCGCTGTAAACACCGCAATAGACCCAACCAATGTGAGACTGGATCATTTCGCTGTAGTGGCTGACCTGGGCAGAAAGCGAATGGAGCATGGCATCCTTTCCGGAAGAAACACGAGTGTAGGCGCATACTTTCAACGCCTGGGGTTGCATGATTTTCGGGAAATCGACCCGTTTTATAATTCTATCCATGGGTTCACCTCCTTGCGTGTGTCACATATTACCTCTAAACACCCCAGTTATCCAGTGATTTCAGCGGAATATACTACACGAAGATACCCCATATTTCTTGGCGATTGTGGCGTCTATTTTTGCGTACTCTTTCCCGGTGATGATGCCCTGGGACAGCATTTGCCGAGCCATTACCATCGCTGTTTGATAGTTCCAAAGTCTCTCTTCATATTCGCTCATTTGCAAGCCTCCTTTCGACGATACTGTGTATAGCACAAGCGGGAGCAGAAAGTACGACGATTGTTTCCGTAGCTCTCAAACTCCTCGCCGCAGTTCTTGCACACCAGCTTGTAATAAGCCTTGCGGTTCACTTTTTCGGGGTGAGCATTCCACCACGCCATACGGCAGGCATCCGAGCAGAAATACCGTTTTCGGCGATGTGGTGTCTGCTCTAGTTGCTTCAAACAGTTTCGGCAGAGTCCTTGTTGCTCGGCAATATCCTCATATCGGACGGGATGCCTAGTACAAAAGGATTTCACTGTGTTCAGCGGAATGATCCGCAGAGAGCGTTGATAGGTTCGGTTTACTTATTCGGGATCTTCAGCTTCATACCGCTGTAAATGACATTGCTTTTCAGTCCGTTCAGACTGACAATCTCCTTGTAGCGGCTGCCGTTGCCGAGATACTTCTTGGCAATCGCCCAGAGGGTGTCACCATGCGCCACGGTGTGGATGCGGTAGTCCTCGGCAGGTTTCGTGCCTGCCACGGCAAGTGCAGAGGTCTTGACCGGTGACATGATGGCGTACTTACCGGACTCATCTTTGTTGATGACCGCACGGTCACCGCTGACCTCGACCACATACCAGCGGAGCTTCTTCACCCAGCCAGGGATGGCTTTGCCGTTGTAGTATACTCCTCACAGGCGATAGCCATGCCGATAGCGTTCTTTGCCATAGCGATGGGGCTGTAGCCGACCAGGCCGTCAAAACCGAGTCCCGGAATGTGAAGCACATCCGAGGGATGAAGCGTTACGGCGAACTCCTTGCTTTTGATGGCTTCGTCCGAGCCACGATAATAGGTGTAGTAGAGACGCCCGTTTTCATCTCTGTCCACCGACATCTTGTTCGGCATCAAGGGATACAGAGCAACGATCTCGTTCTTGCCGTTGCGGATGATTTGTGCATAGGCGTTGCCCCAAAGGAGCAGGTGCGTCATGAGGGTTTCTCGGAACACGAAGGAACTCATCTCCGGGTTCGGCTCATCGTGGAGCAAGCGGTAGAGTGGATGGTCGAGCGCCATTGCTTTGCCGCCGCTTTCCGTGTATTTGTAGAGGTGTAGCGGCAGTCCTGCGACAGCTTCCGACAGGATGCGAACGCAGGAATACACGGCGGTCATCTGCATGGCCGAGCGTTCCGTTACCGCTTTGCCGGAGGTCGTGCCGCCGAAGAAGAAAGCATAATTGCTGCCTGCTGTTCTGTCTTGAGGCTTGTCCCTGGATTTGAAAAGCCCTGAAAAGATACCCACTTAAATCACTCTCCTTCAAAATGGGTAAAGGAAAAGCACCCATCACATGACGGGTGCTATCCATGGGGTGTATTATGCCGTTATTTCATATTTGACTTTTAAATTGTTGCACCAACTAAAGTTAAGATGCCCTTCTTTCTGCAAACGACCCACTACTATTCCGGGAGCAATTCCAGCTGAACTTGCAAAGCAAATAATAGCTTCTTGCGAGAAATTATGCTGAGCAACAAAAGGATCAAAAGCACTCCGCGGGATTAGTACATCCCGTGCGAAACTGTCTGCTTCCTTTTCGGCGGCATCATCAATTTCGCCGTTTCGATTTAGATGACCCAAAAGAATATGTCCGATTTCATGAAATAGACTAAACCAAACCTTATCCGCATCTTTTCCTGTACAGTAAGCCCCATTACGATTTTATTGTTGTCAATAAAAGTAGCACCATGTAGAAAAGACCCACCAATGTGCGGCAAAAAAACAAGGGCTATTCCACAATTCGCCAGGAGCTTACATAGTTCACTGCAAAACACGGCGGGGTCTTTTGTGGTCATGGCTCGTATTGTGGGAAGCTGTTTCGTTAATTCTTTAAGGTCGATGGGCATAGTTTGGACTTTTCTTGCTTCAAGTTTAGCTTCTTGCACCCACGCAATCAATGCAAAATCTGATTTTTCGGTA